ATGGCGGACAGTTCCGGACACAATTCTTCAGACTTGTCGCTTGATCGCGAGTTCTTCGATCTGCTTGTTGGAAGTTATGCTCGTATTGTCGGTGCGCCCCTCGTAGATCAAGGGCGCGGGCCGGAATGGCTTTATCAGGATGCCCCGTTCGTGGTCGTGGCGCATAGCACGGATCCCGATCCGCGGTTTGTCTACGCGAATAGAGCCGGCCAGACTTGTTTCGAATATCCGTGGGATGAATTCGTGACCCTGCCGTCGCGCCTATCCGCGGAGCTTCCCAACCGGGCGGAGCGTCAGCAATTGCTGGATGCGGTTACACGCAACGGCTTTATTGCCGATTATCGTGGGCTGCGGATTGCAAAGTCGGGTCGTCGCTTCTGGATTGAGGATGGCATCGTCTGGCAGCTCATCGACCGGGATGGACATCGGCGAGGGCAGGCAGCGACGTTCTCGAGATGGAGAGACGCCTAAGCCGGCGTGAATGTCACGCCACCGGCTCCAATACCTCTTCCCGTTTGATCTTATGAAACATGTCGTTATCCGTCTCCATGGACTGTTCGTATTCATAGGCGAACAGTTCGGCAGCGTGACGGCCGGGGAGAGTTTGGTCATTTTCGATCACGGCGGCGATGCGTTGGAACAGCTCGGCCTCGAAGGTGCCTGTCTTTGCAACCGGACTTGGTCGCGCTAACCGGGCTCCACCATCCAATCGGATCGCCGAGACGTAAAACTCGCCGTCATAGCCGTCACCGGCCGATGTCAATTCGGCACGGCCATAGAGGAGCAGGCCTGATTCCCAGCGATCGCAGAGATTGATGGTGAGCTCATCGAATGAGTATTCGCAGGAGAAGACATGGTTGGGTGTCATCATGCCGCCATCCGCGTTGCCGATGCGGATGATTGGGCGGTCAGGCGCTCGATCTCCGCCATGAGCGTTGTTCGATCCTTCGCGATCGACATTCCGAATGGTCGGGCATCGATGCGCAGCAATTCCAGCTTCAAGCCTGTCAGTCGCTCGGCACGATGCTGATCTTCGGTCTTGGTCGCGTCGGTTGCCTGCTCCCGCGCCCAGATCCAGGCCGTCGCCAGAGAGTGGGCGAACCATCTGCGCCTGCCGGCTGCCGTTCGTGGCCGGCGTAGCCGCGTATCGCGGTGGTAGAGTGTCCAGGCAATGATCATGACGTCTGACTTCGCTGGCATGAAGCGCGCACCCTTCGTTTGCGTGTCCACCCACTGGGGCACGACGTTCATATTCGCCCGATCTCCGATCCGGTTTCGCAGACTTCATGCAAGATTTTGAAACTTGCATGGGCTCATTCCGTCTCGGGCGATTGGCTCGCGAGAAGAGAGATGTCATGAGACACGATCTATGTCAACATAATATGTGTTAATCACTCGGATATGGACATATTTTATGTTTATTGGTTTCGACATTGAATGTCTTGTCTGCATGGGGGTGACAAGTTTGCCGAGATGGATGACTTGAGGGGAGGCAGTCGATCTTATTTACGCGCGATATGTCCGCAGATGCGCCCGATGATCGTTAGCCGCTCCAACTCCACCGTAAAGGTTTCCAGTGCCGGGTTGTCGGAGATGATCTTGACCTGGCTGGGTTGGGTGAACGGGATGCGCTGAAGGCGTTTGATCTGTGGCTCGGAATAGCCGTCGCTGATAGCGTAGACTGTATCCGTCACCATCAGGTTCTGCGAGAGATCGACGATGACGCGGTCACCGGGCATGTAGGTGGGCTGCATGGAATCGCCAATCACTTCCATGATGATGGTATGATTCGGCGAGGCCTTTGCTTCATTGCGCAGGTAACCCACGGGAATCACCCATTCCGCAATGATCTTGTGGCCGGCGACATTGCCGGCCCCAACGGGCAGATTGATGACTTCGCCGACAATGCCGCTGCCTGCGCCGAGCTTGACATCCACCTCCGGCGTCGCTCCCTCGATCTTCGATTGCCAGTGCTCCCGGCTGTAGCTGACGTTCTCGCCGTCCTCGGCAAAACCTTCATTATATTGTTCATCGGGGTCGAAGGAGGTGACCATGCGTGGCCCTGACCGCTCTACTTTGCGTGGGCCTTCGCCAGTCAGAAGATAGCCGGCGGTAGTGCCGAACTTCTTGGCGTAGCGATCGGCGATTTCGGGACCGAATTCGTTCTGTCCGTTTTCGTGTGCGCGATAGGTGGACAAGCTGACACCTAGCGCCTCCGCCGCTTTTGTTGCCGAGGAGTAATTTGCGGCTTCGCGCGCCGCCTTCAGTCGTTCGCCCATGGATTTCTGCATGATCAGACACTCGCAAAATAATTAACATAAATCATGTTGACATCGACATTAATAACAACATAATTTGTGTCCATCAAGATGCCTGCGGAGAAAATCGCCGCAAGGCTGACGTGCCGGGGCGGGTGTCGCCCCGCAATAGTGGTTTTAGGAGCGGTCGCATGGTCTCGATCAAGAAAGGCAAAAGGCTGGGTTTCAGTCCATTCTATTTCGACTTCTTCTGGGGATGCCCAGGCTGCAGGCGGGCCTTGTCGATTGCCGGGGTGATCGAGCGGCACTGTGAAGCCTGCGAGGAGCATGTCGAGCCGGTGGAAATGTCCGATCGCAGTTTGCCCGGTTGCCAACAGGGTGCGGAGACAATCGCATGAGTGAGATCGTTCAGGGTTTTCTTGCGTGCATCGGGGCGGCGCTGTTTTTCGTCTGTGTGCTTGCGGCTGTGGCGCCGATCATGTCGTCGCCGAGACATGCAGGCGAGGGCGGCGAGGTCAGCGGTGCGCCGGAGGGTGATCAGGTTCATTTCCGGGCGGCTGAGGATGTTTCTCAGCGCGGAGCGAGCCTGTGACAGGGTCATTGCCGTAGCGCGGCCACTGCTGCCAAGCGGCTGAATTGCTTAAAAAAGTCAATCCAAATAACTGGCCGGGGGCGGCCAGAGGAGGTTTCTATGAATGAATTTCAGATCGGAACGGAAGCGGTCGCCGGCGGTCATCTCGGCTGGATCCGTAAGGTTCACCGGGCCGCCAACGAGGTCCTGAAGGACAACCGCGGCGAACCGATCGTCTTTCTGACCGAGGATGCAGCCAAGGCGGCCGCCGGCGAAGCGATCGTTGCCTACCTCAACACGCCAATGCTGCGTGATGGGGCGAGGGTAGAGAGAATGTCGAAGGCGGAAGCCCTGTTCAAGCCGAGGCGTCCCTCTGCGGAAGCCCAAAAGGGGAAGGTCGCATGATCGAACCGATGCCGCTGACTGCTTTGAATTTTCCTTGTTAAGGGAGGGAATGCGCCCATGACCAAAGGCAGGCTCGACACTCTTCTTGACGGCCTCGGCATCAAGCTGGTTCCGGTCCATCGCCGTCGCGCACCGGCGCAAAGCCATGCGCGTGGCACCATGCAGGAAATCCGGGGGCAACATGGCGACGGTCATCTCGTCTTTGTCCTGCGCTGCATTCGCCAGACCGGCAACAATCGCGATGAACTCTGGTCGGACACGATCGGTGCGGTCTCCGATATCCTTGTGCAGCGCCAGGATTGGGCATTGCAGCGGCCCGGCGATCTGCTGTCCGCCTTTGACGATATTGCGCTTGGGGTGTTGCGGACGGACGCCGTGGCGCGGCGGCCCTGGCCGGTGCGCGCGACGCTTCGGATTTTGATCTATCGGGAACTGGAGAGACGACTTGATGTACCAGAACGCCTTGCAGTTTAACGATCTTTCTCAACATGCGGCCGAGGTTGCGGATTTGAGCCTGATCGTTCGCGCTCGTTTCGTCGAGGCCGCCGACACGATGGTTCATCTCGACGTGCGAGGCGTGCGCCCGGATCGGATGCGTAGTCTTTGGCCGGATGTTCTTCCTGAGTCGGGGGACCATGCGGATATTCGTGTCCGCTATCGCCCGAGCGCCGCGGCTATCAGCCGTGCGGAGGAGGTGCTGCAGGGCTGGTTGTTGACCCATGTCCGGGACGAGGAACGCCGTATCCTGCTGTCCCGATGGTCGGTTTGCCTCGCCGCGCCATATGTTGCCGGCTCCTTCCGCGAGTTCTGCGCAAAGACAGGGCGGGTGCGGCGAACGGCGGAACGGTGGATTCAGGCGGAGTTTCAGGCCGTGGCCAAGACTTTGCTCGCGGTTTCGCCCGCATTGCAGGAACCCGATTGGTCACGCGTAGCGCCGATGATGCCGCATTCGGCCGGAAGCCTAGAGCGGGCGAAGATGCCTGCTGCGAAGCACGAGACATACTGGTTGCCGGATGATGCAAAGCCGGTGTTCGATGCGGCCAGCCCGGAGCTGGCGGCACTGGCGAAACGCTTGGAGCGAGAAAACAGGCGACGCGCAAAGATGAAAGCCTAACTCGTAAGAATGGCCCTGGTTCGAACCCAGGGCTTTTTCGTTAAGGCAAGCCCCTATCGTTTTGGTCGTGTCGCGGCGGTTTTTTCTGAAACGCAAACACTCCGTTTGGCTTTGAGCTTCCTGCCGTGTCACCAAAGTCCGTCACGGCATATTCCGCTAGCAAGCGCAGCCGCGAACGCGGCAGGTGGGCGCGCCACGGATCTCCGATCAGAATGTCGATGCCTCGCTCCAGGCAACGGTCGAGAAAGATCGTAACGCGCTCGGCAAGTGCCGCTTCATAAAAGAGATCGCCGACACAGACGATATCCGCGGCAGGTGGCTCGCCGGTTGTCAGATCGGCAAGGACAGGTAGAATCGTCACTCCGTTGAGAGCGGCATTCAGCTCTATGGCAGCGATGGCATAAGGATCGACGTCGGCTGCGATCACCTTGATTGCCCCCGCCTTTGCGGCGGCAATGCCGACAATGCCGGAGCCGGCACCGAGATCGAGCACACGGCGGCCGGCGACGACATCAGGTCGGTCGAGAAGATACCGCGCCAGCACCAGACCTCCACCCCAATAATGTGCCCAATAGGGTGAGCCGAATGCATCGTCCCGCTCGGCGAGCAGCCGTAGGCCGCTTTGAGGTCCGGCTTTGTGCAGGCGGATCTCAGGAATCGATGGAACCGGCAGAACGGGAAGATGGGCGGCAATGAAAGTCCGCGCTGCGTCGATCGTGGCTACGGCTTGCGCCGCTTCCTCCGGTTTGTCACCGCTGTCGATAGGCTCCCCTTCGCGCAACGGTATCGTGCGGATATGGGAGAGATCCTGATCGGGTTGAGGCCCATCCTGTTTCTTGGTCATTCGTTTGTCTGATGCTAACGCCGTTTCAACGGAAAAGGAGAGTATTCTTGCGCTGATCGTCGGACGAGAGAATGCAATATTCCAATGTAATTTCAAATAATTATCTGGCTGTAGATCAAAGATTTCTCAATCCTTGCAGCCGTCTTCGCGATCAAGGGTGTCGCCAACAGCGCCGAATTGGGGTACTCATTTATGCATGATGAGAACAGTTGCAGCGACGCACTGTTGACCGCAAGCGGCTCTCTTTCAGCCGCTTGTTTCCTTTCAACGTTCCATCGGAAATCACACAGCATGTCCACAGCCGACAAGCCCGTCGCGCCGCGCAAGCCGCGTGCCCGACGGCGCAAAACCGTGTCCGCCGGCGATACGCCGCTCGACTATATGCTGAAAGTCATGCGCGACGACGAGGCGGATCAGAAACGACGGGATGAAATGGCGAAGATCGCCGCATCCTATGTTCACCAGAAGCCGAGTGAACGCCCGGGCAATGGAGCCAAAGGCGGACAAAGTTTTACGATCGACTTAACCAACGCCACGGATGAGCAGCTTGCGACACTCGAATCCCTCTTCGGTCCGCTTGCCGGGCCCGGCGGCGATGATGGCGGCGATCCGCGAGGAGAAAGCGAAGCGGAAGGCTGATGCCGAGCGGGTTGAGCTTGCCCGGCGGATTGCAGCGGATGCCGAGAGGATTCGGGAGCGATGTCAGCCGCTCGCCGGTTTCGTCCGCGAGGCCTGGCATGTGGTCGAGCCTTCTGTCGATTATGTTCATGGCTGGCACATCGATGCCATCTGCCGACATCTCGAGGCGGTAACGTCAGGCGAGATCACGCGGCTGCTGATCAATGTGCCGCCGGGAACGATGAAGTCGCTTCTCTGTGGCGTCTTCTGGCCGGCCTGGGAATGGGGGCCGAGGAATAGGCCGGAGCTGCGTTATCTCGGCTCATCCTATTCCGAGCACTATGCCAAGCGTGACAACAGGCGCATGCGCGATCTTGTTGCCTCGGAATGGTATCAGACACTCTGGGGCGACCGGGTGAAGCTGACGCGGTCGGGCGAAATGGCCTTTGCCAATACACGCACCGGCTTTCGTCAGGGCGTGCCGTTTTCAAGGCTGACGGGCGGGCGCGGCGACCGGGTCATCATCGACGACCCGCATTCCGTCGACGGTGCGGAATCCGAAGCGGAACGGTTGTCTACCATCCGTACCTTTCGCGAGTCCGTGCCGACGCGGCTCAACGATCCGCAGCGTTCGGCGATCGTCGTCGTCATGCAGCGGCTGCACGAGGCTGATGTCTCCGGCACGATCCTGGCGCTTGGGCTTGGCTACGAGCATCTGATGCTGCCGATGGAGTTCGAGCCTGAACGTTGTTGCCGGACATCGATCGGATTTACAGATCCCCGAACGGAAGAGGGCGAGTTGCTCTTTCCCGAGCGATTTCCGCGTGCTGTCGTTGAGCGAGACAAGGTGCCGCTCGGTTCCTATGCCGTTGCTGGCCAGTTTCAGCAGCGGCCATCGCCGCGCTCTGGTGGATTGTTCCAGCGTGGTGATTTCGAGATCGTCGATGCTGTTCCAGCGGGAGCCAAACGCTGCCGTGCCTGGGATTTCGCAGCGTCTAAAGCGCGTCCGGGCCGCCAGCCGGACTGGACAGTCGGCCTGCGTATGGCCGAAGCCGATGGCATCTTCTTTGTCGAGACCATAGCTCGCGGTCGTTGGTCGCCGGCGGAGGTCGAACGCAATCTGAAGAACATGGCGACACAGGACGGGCCGACGGTGATGATCCGCATGCCGCAGGATCCGGGCGCTGCCGGCAAGGCCGATGCGGAGACCAAGATCAAGCTGCTGGCCGGATTTCCCATCAGGGTCTTGTCTATCACCGGTGACAAGGCGACACGCGCCAAGCCGGCGTCTGCACAGGCAGAGGCTGGGAATGTCAAATTGCTGCGCGGCGAGTGGAACGAGGCATTTCTCGATGAGATCTGCGCTTTCCCGAATGCGCAGTTTGACGACCAGGTGGATGCTTTTGCCGATGCGCTGAACGAGCTGGCTCTGGGCTCCTCCTTCAGCTTCAAGAATTTCTAGGCCCTGCAGATACGGGTCTCTCCTTCACAGACATGCCAAAGGACAATCCATGGGACACGTACTCTCGATGGTTCGCGATGGGCTGGTGAGCCTTGCGTCTCGCATGGGGACGGAGCGCGACAAGGCGGCGTCGGTCTTCTATACCCAACCGATCCTGACCGACGAACAGATCATCGCCGCCTATCGCGGCTCCTGGCTGCCGCGCAAGATCGTCGATATTCCGGCGCTGGATAGCTGCCGCAAATGGCGCAACTGGCAGGCCGAAGGCGATCAGATCGGCTCGATTGAGGCTGAAGAGCGCCGGCTGAATCTCCGCGGCAAGGTGCTGGAGGCATCCAAGAAGGCGCGACTCTTCGGCGGTGCGGCTTTGTTCATCGGTGTCACCGATGCCGATCCCTCGCGGCCGCTCGATATCGAGCGTGTTAGCAAAGGTGGGCTGAAGCATCTGACCGTCTTGACGCGTCGCCAACTTGCCGCTGGAGAGATCGAGCGCGATCCCACTTCGGAATGGTATGGCAAGCCGAAGTTCTACACGCTGACGGGCGCAAGCGGAGCGCAGGTCGCCATCCATCCGTCTCGACTGGTGATCTTCAATGGCGCCATGGCGCCGGACGAGGATTTCGGCGGCGAGCTGGGGCAGGGCAGTCATGGCTGGGGCGAGAGCGTGCTCACCGCCACCCTGGATGCCATCAAGAATGCCGACAGTACGGCTGCCAATATCGCCAGCCTCGTCTTCGAGGCAAAGATCGACATTATCAAGGTGCCGCAGTTCTCGGCCAATATCGGCAACCAGGCCTATGAGGATGCCGTGCTGCGCCGCTATTCGCTCGCCAACACCATCAAGGGCGTCAACGGCACGCTGATCCTCGACGCCGAGGAGGAATACGACAGCAAGAGTGCCCCGCTTTCGGGGCTGACAGATATCCTCATGGCCTTCCTGCAGATCGTCTCAGGTGCCGCCGATATTCCGGTCACCCGTCTGCTCGGCCAATCTCCGGCTGGTCTCAATGCTACTGGCGATGCCGACATGAAGAACTATCACGATCGGATTCAGGCAATCCAGGAGCTCGACTTCACGCCCGCCATGTCGCGCCTTGATGAGTGCCTCATTCGCTCCGCCACCGGCGGTCGCGATCCGAATATCTACGCTTTCTGGGCGCCGCTAGAGCAGATGAGTGAGAAGGACAAGGCCGATATTTTCAAGACCAAGGCCGATGCGGCACGCGCCTTGTTCGGGTCCGCTGCCGGCGAGGAGATCATTCCGCGCCAGGCGCTGTCTGAGGCACTGGTGAATACGTTGGTCGAGGACGGATCGCTGCCGGGGCTGGAGGCGGCAATCGCTGCGTTCGGAGGATCAGTTCAAGCCGATCAGCCAGAGCTTGCCTCGGTGGAAACTCCACGAGGGAATGCTGCATCTGAGGCATCCGCGCCTGATGCAACCTCTTTATAAGCGGAAGACATATCCATCAACCAAAGTCGGCTTCGACCAAGGGATATCCAATCATGAACTTCACAGACATTGTCACCGTCGCGGGAACGCGACGGACGGGGGACGGCTATCTTGTCGCTGATGCCCGGGTCGCCCGTACGGGTATTCAAAACTATCTTGGCGCGGAGATCGGCAGGCCGGAGATGCGTACCGTGCGCGTCTATCGGCCCGGCACGGAAGTGTTTTCCGAGGACACGCTGAAGAGTGCGGCTCACCGGCCGGTGACAAATGAGCATCCGCCGGAAATGGTCACCTCGGAGAACTGGAAGAAGTATTCCGTCGGGCAGACCGGCGATGAGATCGCCGGCGAGGGCATCTTCATTCGCGTGCCGCTGATGGTCAGCGACGAGGCGGCGATCCAGGATATCGAGAGCGGCAAGCAGGAGCTTTCTGCCGGCTATGTCTGCGATCTCGATTTCACCGCGGGCGTGACATCCGCCGGTGAGGCCTATGACGCCGTCCAGAAGAATATTCGCATCAATCATATTGCCATTGTGCGCCGTGGCCGAGCGGGATCGAAAGTCCGCATCGGCGATGCCGCTGCACCGTGGGGCTGCGCTCCTCTCGCAGCCCCACGCCCCATTTCCGATCAGCATGAAAACAAGGAAGGGATGATGCCCGCAGGGACAAATACCGTCGATGGCATTGGGATCGAAATCGGCGATCAGGTCTCGGAGCTTGTCGCGGAACTCCAGCGACAGCTTGCCGATGCCAAGGCCCAGATCACGGCGACCGATGCCGCCTATCAGAAGGCGATCGCTGTCCGTGATGCCGAGCTGGATACGCTTAAGGCGAGCCTCGTGAGCGATGTCGAGATCGAACGGCGAGCCGAGGCTCGCGCCGATCTCATCGGGCTCGCCAGGGCAATCGTCGTCGATGTGAAGACCACGGGACTTTCGGATGCGGCGATCCGCAAGGCGGTCGTCGTCGCCAAGATCGGCGAAAGTGCGGTTAAAGGCAGATCTGAAGCCTATATCGATGCGCGCTTCGACATGCTCGCCGACGCGATCCGCGAAACGCCGGATCTCTTCGTTGCCGCCGTCAGGGACGGCATCACGATGCCGCAGACGATGTCCGCGGCCTTCAGCGCCTATGCAGCCATGGTGCGCGACCTGCAGTCCGCGCACCAGCCGGCCAATCCCGTTTAACCAGGTCAACGAAAAAGGAGACGCTTCAATGGCGACTTATCAGACCACCTATGGAAACGCTCCTCAGAAGGGCCTGCACGGGCAGATCGCTTCCGAGGAAAAATCCAACAAGATCAGCCGCACGGTGGAAAATGCCGCCGGCATCAAGTTCGGTCAGCCGGCGCAGCGCGGTCTCGCCGATCATGGCGTGGCGCCCTTTGCCGCCGGCGGCAAGTTCCTCGGCATCGCCGTACTGACGCCGACCGTATTGCCCGGTGCTTCGCAGATCGACGGCTATGCGCAGTTCGTCACCGGCGCCTTCCTGACCTCCGGCCAGATGTATGTGCGGGCGGGCGGCACGGTCGCTGACGGCGATGCCGTCTACTACAACCCGACCGCCAATGCCTACGTCAACGCGGCCGGCACCGGCATCGTCGGTCCCATTCCCGATTGTTTCTTCGACACGAGCGGTGGGAACGGCGACATCGTCGAAATCTCGCTCAAGCACAGGAGCGCCTAATCCATGAACCAGTTCGTTCGACAGCATTTCGCCGACGCGCAGGCGGCCTATTCCTTCGTCATTGCGCAGGGCCGCAATATCGAGACGCGCATCTACCAGCGTCGCTATCCGACCTTCAATTACGGACTGCATGTGCCCGTCGTCACCGAGGGCAATGAATGGGCGACCGGTACGACTTTCTTTACTGTCGACAGCGCAGGCGAAGCGAAGTTTCTTTCCGGCGCCGGCACGGACATGCCCTTCAACCAGTCGACGCGCGATAGCGCCAGCCATGACTTCGCAATGATCGGCTCCGGTTGGGAATGGAACCTCGAGGAGGTCAACCAGGCCGCGCTCTACAATCTCGATCTCAACGCCTCCAACGCCATCTTTGCTGCCGACAAGATCGAACGCCTGCTGAATTCCGTCGCCATGGTCGGTGCTGCCGAGAAGGGCTGGACCGGTTTCGTCAACGATCCGAACGTGTCGCGCGTCGATGTCGCCGCCGATGGCGCCAGTTCCTCGACCCACTGGTCGGCCAAGACGGCGGATCAGATTCTGCGCGATGTCAACGATCTGATCGGTGGCGTGCGCTCGAGCACCGGAGAAGTGGAATGGGTGGATAGCCTGCGTCTGCCGCCAGAAGCTTTCCGTCTGATCGCCACCAAGCGACTTGCCGATACCGATGGCTACATCAGCGTTCTGGAATTCCTGCGCCGAGGCAATGTCTATACCGCCGAAACCGGCCAGCCGCTGGATATCCAGCCGCTGCGCGAGCTTGCGACCGCATCCCAGGATGGCGGCGGCCGCATGGTGGTCTATCGCCGCGATCCGGAGGTGCTGCGCTTCCATCTACCGATGCCGCGTCGCGTGCTGCAGCCGCGCCAGAAGTCGATCATGAGCTTCGAGACCGGCATCATCGCCCGCACCGGCGGCACGGAAGTGCGTCTGCCGGCCGCCATGGCCTATGGCGACGAGATCACGGCGGCAGTGTGAGTTTGGCGTCCTCCCTTCGTTTCGGCGGAGGGAGGAGCGTCCGCCTTCTTCATTGATAGACTGGAGCTCTCATGCCCGCAGCTTTCTACGGCACGCTCGCCGCTGCCGATCTCTATTTTGCCGATCGAGGCAATGTGGCCTGGGCCGCGGTTGGTGAAAACGATCGCATGGCTGCGCTGGTGCGCGGGTCGCAGGTCGTGGATGGCCTCTACGAGCCGCGCTTCCCCGGTCTTCGTACTGGGAGCTATGAACAGCCACTGTCCTGGCCGCGCAGGGCGGCTGTGACGGCAAATGGCGAGGCGATCCCCGACGATGCCGTGCCGCTGCCGGTGACCTATGCCGCCTATGAGGTTGCCGTGGTCGAACTCATCGATCCCGGCAGCCTGACTCCCGTTGTCAGGGCGGCACAGACCGTCAAGCGCGAGAAGGTCGGGCCGCTGGAGACGGAGTATGCCGCTGCCGGCTCTCTCGACGACAACATCGCCGCCGCAAGACCGGTACTGACCATGCTCGACGGTCTGCTTTATCCCTTCCTGCGTCCGGTTCTGCCGGGCATTCTGGTGGTGTGATGGCTGGTTTTGACTACGAGAAAACCCGCGCGACGGCGGAGCGGCTGATTGCCAGGTTCGGCCAGCAGGGCCAACTCCGGCGCATTGCATCTTCCGGCCCGGACTACGACCCCGTGCAGACGAGCGAGGACTTCGCCTGCATGCTGGTCGATCTCGATTACGCCCAAGCGCATGTCGGTGACACGCTGATCCAGCGCGGCGACCGGATGGTCTATCTCTCGACCGCTGGGCTCTCGATCGTGCCGGTACTTTCCGACAGATTGCTGATCGGTGGTGTCGAGTACCCGGCTGCTGGCCGAAACTGTCATCGAACGAACCCCGGATGCCAGCGGCGCGCTGGTGAATTCGTTTCAGGTTTCCGGTTCCGCAATGCCGGTTGTCAACGCCGGAGCATCCTCCGGCGATGCATCGGGTGATTCCGATGCCGAGGCGGTCAATCCGGCGAGCCTTAGCGTGCCGCTCGGCGGCATGATCTATATGGGCTTTACCGCGCCCTATGCGGCCGAGGTCGAATATGGCCGTGATGGCGAGGCGGGGCACGGCATGGTGCGCCGCGCCGCGCAGGAATGGCGCGACATCGTCGGGCAGGCCGTCCGCGAGACGACCTGATAACCTTGGACTTTCAACATCATAGATATGGGTGACGCATGGCGACGGCGACGGACGCAATTATTCTGGCGGCGCTACTGGACCATCTGGCGGCGCTGAGCTTTACCCCGCCGCTGCCGGTGGCGCAGCCCGGCATTGCCTTTCCGCCCGCAGGGCAAAGTAAGCCGGATAACTATCTGGCTGTCAACTTCATCCCCAGCCAGCCGCGGCAGGTGACGCTGGGTGACGATCCGCAGCAGAAGCGCGGGCTTTTGCAGGTTTCCGTCTATTGGAAGGCCGGCGGCGGGCTGATCAAGCCGCTCGATGCCGCCGGCCTGGTGATCGACCATTTCAACAACAAGACGCTGTTTGCCTCTGGCGTGAAGATCACGATCAGCGGCGAGCCGTGGGCCGCAGGCCCGATCCAAGAGGATGACCGGGTGCAAATACCGGTCACCGTTCCCTACACCGCCTTTGAACCGGAGAGATGATCCATGGCGAATAAAAGCACGAAGAAGGGCTCCAAGGTCTACGTATGCGAGACCGCCCAGAATACCGACCTGACGGCCACCGCCTATGCCGCGCTGACCTGGGTGCAGGTCGGCAAGGTGGGCAAGGTCGGCGATTTCGGCTCGGACTCCACCATCAACAATTACAATACGCTGGATGAGCCGGTGCAGCAGAAGCAGAAGGGCGTTTCCAACGCCGGCGATCCGGAACTCGAAGTCGCCTCCACCCGAATGGCGAGTGGCGACTCCCCATTTATGATTGCCCTTCAACAAGGCGGAAAATTGGGCGAAATGTTCAGCGGAGCAGGGGGGCTTACTGGGATTGTGAAGGGCCTAGGCAATGCATTTCTAACAATGCTTAATCCCATAGGCTTAGTAACGCAGGCGCTCACCTTTGCAGGCGCTGCGGCAGTACAATATTTTTTAAACGCTGGCCGGGACGTTAAGAGCGTTGACGAGATACTGAAGCGACATGCAGAGCATATTGCAGAGCTCGGGCCGACTTATCAGAAAATGAACGAGCAAAACGAAGAGGCTTTAAAGTTAGGCCCAGCTATCACAAACGCCAATCTGAAAGACGATTACAAAAGCGCCCAGAAAACGCTCAAAGCTGAAGGTGAAAAGGCGTCTCGTTCAATTCTTGCAGATATGCTCGGGCAGCAGGCGCCATATGCCGATCAGATAGTCTATATACCGCAAACTACTTTTGATCCGGCGATAGAAGCTATTGAAAGATTCAAAAAGTCGATTGAGTCCGGGAAGATAGAGGCGATAGAATTTCAAAGAGAAATAATTGAGCTTCAGAATTCTGGAAAAATAACAGAGGAAGCTGCGGAAAAACTGCGAGAGTATTCGAAAGACGCAGTTGCAGCTCAAAGTAAACTCTCGGTGTTGCGTGACAAAATCGACCCTGTTGCACAGGCATTTGCCGATATGCAGGGTAAAGTTAATAAAATAAATCCTTTTGGTGCCAGTAAATTGCAAGAACCTCAACGGGTGCTTGATGATTTACTTCGAAATCTACAAGCAAATCAAAGTAGTGCGGAAGAGCTAAATCAGAAAATCCGCGAACTTAGCAACGCTCATCCTGACCTTTCTCAGGCTTTGGAGGAAATTCGGCAGTTTGGCTTGATCGCCCTACAAGCAATGAAGAATGTTCAAGGTTTAGATAACGCGGTGCGTACGACACCTCATTCCAGCCGATACTCCCAAGAGGAGACGGTTAGGCGCGTAAAAAACTTCGATGATCGATTTGGTCCAGATGTCGGTGCTCCCGTCAAATACAGCGATATACGCGAACGTCTGAATGCACAAAAAAAGGCACTTGAGCCGCCAAAAACTATCGACGGTGGAGCAGGGCTCGGCTCAAGCCGTGATCTGATTCGCCCAGCCCAAGAGGCTACGAGCGCATATGACACCCTCCAAAAGTCCGTCGAGTCGCGTATCGAGCAAATGCAGACGGAGGCTCAGGCTATCGGGCTTAACAGCATTGCCGTCGAAACCTTGAAAATGAATTTGGAGCTTTTGCGCGCGACAGAAGACAAGTCTCATGCGGCAGCCCCTGGCCAAATACAAGATATCAAGAACAAAATTGCACAGTACAATGCTTTGGCGACTGCAACCGCGAATGCCAAGCTGGCGGGCGATATCCAGTTCCAGCAGGAGCAGATGGGCCGCTCGACCATCGATCAGACGGTCGCCTCGACACAGAAGCAATATGGCTTGCCGGTCGATATGAATTCGGCCTCGGCCAATATCATTCGCTACAATGAACAGCTGAAATATGCCCGCGAGCTTGCCGGCGATTTCGCCTCGACGCTGGTCAGCGGCTTGCGCAATGGCGAGGGCCTTTGGAAATCCCTGGGGAAGGCGGCGATTTCCGTGCTCACTAAGATTTCCGACAGGTTGCTGAACGATGTGCTCAACAGCCTGTTCAAGGTCAACAGTGCCGCCGCAGGCGGTGGGCTGCTCGGTGGCGGCGGTATTGGCGGCATCTTCTCAAGCCTGCTCGGATTTGGCGGTGGCGGTGGTTTCAACATCGGCTCGAATGCAACCGTGCCCACCTCCGGCTTCGATCCCTTCAGCGCTCTATCCGCCGGATGGGCCGACGGAGGCTATACCGGTCCTGGCACCGCCTATGAGCCCGCCGGCATCGTTCATGCCGGCGAGGTCGTCTGGAGCCAGAAGGATATTGCCCGCGCGGGCGGCGTCGGCGTCGTCGAGGCGATGCGGCTTGGGCGGCGCGGCTATGCCGATGGCGGCGTGGTCGATGAGGGCGGGCCGCAATTGCTGCGGGCGCAGCCGGATGCTGCCGCTCCCGTCCGTCGCCTCAGGGCCGACAATCAGAACGATGCCTCCGGTTCCGCTTCCGGCGTGCATGTCACGGTCGGCGTTTCCGTGGATGAGGACGGCAATCTGAAGGCCTATGTGAAGAATGTCGCGCAATCGGAAGCGCAGAGTTCGACGCGGCAGGGGCTGAATGATTTCAATCAGCAGCTTCCCGATCGCGTCGCGCAGATCAACCGCAATCCCCGGAGGCGCTGATGGCCGTTTCCTATCCCTACAGCCTGCCGGCCTTTGCCGATCTTCTGAAGATCTCCAGCATCGTCTGGGACATTCAGCGCAATGACGAGCTTTCCGGCTCCGGCGATGGCCGGGTCTGGCAGGCGGAGCTGGCGCCACCGCTCTGGATCGGCACGGTGACGCTGGCCGACATGTACAATGTGGAGGCGAAACAGATAGCCGCCCGCATCCGCAAGCTACACGGCGCCCAGGAGGCGCTTTTTCTTTATGATCCGCTGTCGAAATATCCGCAGGCCGATCCCGACGGGACGAAGCTCGGGGCCGCGAGCGTCAGCGTCGCGGCGCTCGGGGCCGACAATGCCTCGCTCAGCCTCAAAGGCCTGCCGGCTGGTTATCGGCTGATCGTCGGCGACAAGATGCAGGTCGGCTATGGCGGCCGCTACGCCTTTCTCGAAGTGTCGGAGACGGTGGCGGCAAATGGCGCGGGCACGACCCCGGTCTTCGGCGTCTTTCCACATCTGCCGGCCGGCTTTTCCGCCGGTTTGAGCGTGGTGCTGCTGCTCCCGGCCTGCAAATGCATCATCATGCCGGGCAGTCACAATCCCGGCACGGCGAGCGGCCTGATCACCACGGACGCCACCTTCAAGATCGTTCAGAAGAAATAGCCAATGAAAAACATCACCTCCGCTTTCTTCGCGGCGCTGACTGGCGCGCGCGACCGAGGGCTTACCCGATGTCGCGCTCGACAATCTCAACCAATTTCATAGCTCCAAAGGAAACCTTATGTTCAACAGCAATGCTCTGCACAATGTCTTGAATATACTGATCACTCTCTCGGCGCTGTTGGTCGCCATTCTGCTGGCGACTGGGTGCACGCAGCTTGCTGATGGCACCCTGGAATGCTCGCAATCTTCTATTGGTCCGAGCTTCACGGCCCTTGCTGTTGCCGGTCTCGGTACCCTTAAGATCGTAGTCAATATCATCCGCGACGGGCTTTCCGGTTTGGTGAAGCCACAACCGCCAGTCACTAAATGAGGCCGTGCTTCTCAGCCATCGTTTAGCTGGGACAGTGCATTTCTGATTTCAATAAGCATCTTTAGAGGCGGGTTATGGCGATAAACGAATTTCTCGATGCCTTGGGCATCAAGGTCGGGGTCGTCATCGCCGGTCTTTCCGGCGGCATTTTGCGCGGTCTGTCGCGGCGTCGATATACGGCCCGCGAAATCATTGCGTCCCCCATTTGTGGGGCGCTTGCAGCAGCTTACCTAACGGAGCCTGCACTTTACTATCTGAGAGCCGTCAATTGGCCTTTGCCGCAAAAGGATTTGGCTGCCATGAATGCCACAGCCTTCGTGGTCGGTGTCTGTGCCATGTGGATCGCCGACCTGATCTTCGATAGCATCTCACGCTGGATCAGAGGTGGGAAAGCGGTACCTTGA